CTTTGTGCTTTGAATCTAAATGATTCTGTAGCCAGATTTTTTGTTCAAATGGAATGTTTGAATTGTAAATTTCCGGATGCATTTTATCCTTGTATAGAAGTCGAGTGCTGTAGTCCATTAAACAGCTCTCTTAGTATCGTAACTAATAATGTGGTCTCTGCCGGTCCAATTGTAACCTACCTTCATAGCTATTTCAATAGATTTTGGATATATTTCAATTAATGTTTCTCTAGTATCCCCAGCAGGCATCAACCAAGTTTTATTCTTAGGAATATTCATTTCCTGTCTGAATATTTCAATTTCACCTAAACACTCTATTGTACCATCCCAAACTGGTTTGTAATGATAATCAGTATGATAATCTAAAGTTTTACGAATTGCATCATAATTTAAACGTAGTTTGTTGTGTTGATCAATCATTTTTTGATCAACGAGTTTACCCATTGGAGTGGTAACGTTAAGAGCAGGAACAGAATTACTAAACTTTGGAGATAAAGATACCAACCCAAACGGATAATCGGTTTCAACATAGTGGCTACCTTCTGTTTCAATGGTTATGCATATACCCCGCTCATGAGCAAAGTGAGTTAACTCATTACACAAATCGGGTTGCATTGTTGGTGAGCCTCCAGTTAACATCATTTCTGTAATTCCAGGATCTTGATCATAAATCTTAACAATATCGTTAAACGTATAGATACCTTTTTCTGGATGGATACTTGTATACCAAGAATCACACCATCCACCTTCTCCGAACCAACATCTGTGAGTACAACCTGTTGTTCTAATTGCTATTGTAGGACGTCCTTGTCTTGAACCTTCTGACTGTATGCAACGGTAGATTTCAAGTACAGGTAATTTTTTATTATAGTCGAGAATACGACCTGGTTTTTTATATTCTTTTTCCATTATTATCCTTTGTAAAGGGCACTATTTTTTCCATGTTCCATAAACTCAACTTGAGCTACTCTAACGCGCCCATTAGTTTCTTCGTTAATAAAAACATTAAGTTTTTCATATACAAATTTAGCAAATTGCTCAGCACCAACGGCTGGTATTACTCGTACCTGAGCTAGTCCATGATCGCCCATAGCTTTCCATCCAGCTAGGTATGGGTCATCTTCAGCCACAATTAAAGTGTGGTCAAACATATAGTCCATCCATTCTTTAGGGTTCATATCATCGATAGTTCCTTTAGCGCGTTTCATGCCTCCAAAATCCCAAACCCAATTACGTTCATCAAGTTCACCTTCGAACCATACTTTAAAACTTACTCCATAGCCATGAAGGAATCTACAATGTGTACCTTCTGCTTTCCATTGACGAAATACGCAACTAAATCCGTCAAAAACTTTTGTTGATATATGTTTACTCATATTATTTATAAAAATTTATAATCTCATTTAATGATTTAACTCCTGTAAATCTACGAACTTCTTTTCCGTTCTCCACAAGAATTACTGTAGGAACACTTCTTATTTCAAAATCTGTTGTATACTGTTTTTGAGTATCAACATCTACTTTTATTACTGGTACTTGTTTACCTACTTGTTCCATGATGGGGGATAGGGTTTTGCATGGTTGACACCAGGCTGCGGAGAAATATATTAAGCTTTTCATACTAGTTCCTCATAAATACCAATAGTCTCACTAAAGATTAAAGTAATAGCTGCTACCTCAATATCAAAAAATAAAAAAGCATATCCTAAGATACGAATAGCGGATTTAATAAAACTAATTTGTTGGTGTTTTTTAGGATTAGGATGGTTCATAGTTCTATAATTTCAGTTTTAGGGTAATGTTCTAAGATTCGTGATGTATGTTCTTTATATAAAACCTTAGCTTCTTTCCAATTGTGTGACCAAAATAGGGAACCATACATCATTCCGATGTATGCTTCCCCTTCTTGGTTCACAATAATATATTCTTTACGTTCAAATGTTGGTCGTTTTGGCGTCCTCATAATTTTCTAAAACCGAAGATACGAACTCTTTTACATATTCCCAAGTTACAGGGCCAAATTCATCAGCATATTGAACTGGATCTTTTCTTCCCAATTTAATAAATGCCTCTACTCGCTCAACACTTGATGCTGATTTGTAATCTGAAAACCATTCTTCTGATGGGTTGCCATAGCTGTCAAAAACAACATGAACCATAGGCTTATATGATGTGTTTGTTTTAGCGTATACCTTATCAAAATTTAAGTGAAGATAAGTACAGCACTTTTCACCATCTTTTAAAATACCAGCCTTATCATCACTAAGATAAGGAGTATAATACTGGACACGATCAGCACCCCAGTTACCAGCACAAAAAGCAGCGTAATCAATATCTCGAAACTCCTGGCGGCAGTCCGGATAAATTGCATGATCCCCTGCATGGATACCCATTGCGATTTTAACTTCTGTATTTTTTTCATCTGCGATACTTAATGCTACTGCTTGAATAATTGAACTAAATATTTTATTACGATTAGGGACAACTGTTGCTTTCATATTATTTTCAGCATAGTGTCCTTCAGGAACATCATCTCCACCTTTTACTAAGGCTGAATTAAGTAATTTGTCTAACCCTTTTAATGTAATTGTTTGATGTTTTACTTTAGCATAGTATTGTTCATCCTCATAACGAGAATGGTTGTTTAAATACTTTACTAATTCTTTAGCACGTTCTAATTCAATGTTGTGTTTTTGACCGTAATCAAAGGATAGTGCTGTAACTTCGTAGCCATCGGCAAGTAGACGTAGTAACAGTGTCGAGGAATCCATTCCCCCAGATAAGCTAAGCACTGCTTGTTTATTCATAGTTTTGTTTTGTTTGCTAATTTACGTAATTTTTCTAAATTATTCAAGTTCATTCGAAAACGATTTTCCCAAATAGCATCTAGTACTTTTTTAATTTCCGCCTCCCAAGCGGGATTAATATCTATTTTTTCCATAATTTAAAAAGGTAAGTCGTCTGGTTCATTGTAAAGGATTTCTGTAGAAGATGTTGTTCCCTTATTAAAATAATCATCTAGCCAACTTTCAGGATACATCTGGATTGGTCCAGAGTATATAGAGTTACTTACTTCTTTGGTTTTAATTGGAATTTCGTCATGTTGAGCTGCTGTGCTTACTTGCATTCCTAATTCTCTACCTGCTGGTTTCTTTAGGTAGTCGTAAAGTGATAGAAATTTTTCCATAACTATAACATACAAAAGATTTTTTAATCCTCCAACTTAAAATTTATTAAGTTTATTAAAATATTCTAGGTTATATGTTAATAATTGGTAATCGATTTTTTCGGGTTCAATGTACATTACATCATCAATTCGAGTTTTAGGTTTAGTAATCAAACCATATTCTTTGTATTTAGTACCCTCAATAGTTGCAATGATAGGATTTGAGGTATCAATTGTATCTACAAATGTAAATCCTTGATAGTATAAAAATTCTTGAGGTAAGCAACATCCTAATAAGTGGATCTTATCACCTTGAGAAATTATTTTTACATTGTGGAAATGAGTAATAATAGAAATTCTACCTAACATTTTAGCCATATCTACATTAGGATGTTTTACATACTTAGCATAAAACGTTAATCCATATGGAAATGCAATCTTTTTATATCCTGAAAGTTTATATGATTCATAGCAGCGGATTAAATCGTGCAATCCTAAACCTTGAACAACTGCTACTCTCATTACCTCCTCAGGCCAATCTTTCATATGAATCCATTTTTCGGCATTAGCAATAGATAAATTAGCATTTTCCCAAACATCAGGAACAATAAATTCATTGGGTTTAAGTTCATTAATCCAATATATTAATCTTTCCCAATCATATGCCTCACCTAATTCATGGAGCGAGTTGTCCATAATAATGTAACGGCCTTCTTCTTTAGCACGACGGAAGTAATTCTCATACTCCGGTTCCTTGTCTAATAAATGAGGCAAACAGTAATCATAATCATTAAACTGCTTACTATCTTCGAGCAAGCATAATGGGGTTTCGTGTGATTTCTTAATAAACGACATATTATCTTCTACATAAATATACAAAAGAGGGCTTGTAAAACCAAGCCCTTCTTTTATTTTTTGATTAATTTAAATTATTTCGCACGCACCTCCGGCACAAGCTGCTTGGTCCATCAATGCTGTATTGTCACTAATTTCAACTACTTTTGACAAGTCTAACAAATGAAGTGGTTTAATAGCCTCGTTAAATTGTTCTTCAGTAATGGTTTCGAAAGGAGCTTGAACATAAGTACCTAAGTCCTCAGGTAAGAATGATAATGCTGTAAAGTATTCTTTATTGTCATATAGCCAATCTCCAACCCCAGCCCATTCATCTTTTTTAATAGTTACTGTAGCTGATACATTATGCATGTTATTTCCTTTTCTATGGCCTGGTTTAATCCAATTTTTATTAATTGTTTTAATACGCTCTAATAAATCCATAGCTGATTCACTACGCGTAATTGAACCTTCTGGAGAACGCTGAGGAATAGATAATACTGATTGTAATGTAGGTTTAAATACATCATCCTCTAGCATTTCAGGGTGGTAAACAGATAAGTATGAGTATAACGCCTCATTTTTGCCTAAACGGATTCGACGCATGTAAAAATCATCGTGCCAAGCATGGATACCTGAGCTAGTACCTAGTACTAATGATGTAGTACCTGAAGGTTTAACTGTAGTTACACGAGCTGCTTTGTTAATACCTAAAATAGCTGCTACTCTTTCATTTTCATCACAAGCGGCTTTAGCTGCTTCTTTCATATTTAATTTAAATACAGCACCTGAGGCGATACCTGTCATTCCAATACCTAATAATGCTTCTTTTTCGGTTGTTTTTTTCCAAATATCTCTTAAGTAATGGAAATCAGTATAAGAGGCTTGTAGTGTACCAATAAAAGCTGCTGCTTTAGATCGTGCATTGTATTCCTCTTGTGTTTCAATGTCTGAAGCATTAATTTCACATAGGTTACAGAATTGATTAGCTTTTAAATTAATTTCAGCACAAGGGTTTGTTCCAGCATCTTTATCGTTTGTAAACAAGAAACCAGGTTCACCACTATTAGAGGCCTCAATTTTTTTCCACAGTCCGAAGAATGTGTCTTTATCAATTTTGTTACGAAGCAACACTGCTGAGTTATTAGAACGACCACGTTGTGGGTTATGTTCCCACCAGTTGCCAAATTTGCAAGTTAGCATATCCTCATCGTGTAAATTAAACAATGCGATCAAAGCCGCCCTACGAATACCTCCGGACAACACAGCATCAGCTAAGTGACAAATAATGTCGTGACATTCTAAAGTTGTTAATCTTTCACCATCGTTTTTACGGTCTAAAATCGCTTGCATATGTACTAAAGCAATTTTCAATGGCTCAGGACCTGGTGCTTTACCTCCAACTGTAATTAATGATGCACCTTTAGGGCGGATATCACGGAAGTCAAATAATGGGGCGGTTGTGGTGTAACCAAAATAAGCTTTAGTTAACATACGAACAGCATCAGCCCATCCTTCAATAGAATCACCTACTAAATAACGCTTTGATTTTAAAGGTTTTCTAATTTCGGGTAATTGCTCAACGTGGTGAGTTTGTACTGAATATCCTACTCCACAACCTGAAAGCAATAGGAACATAATTTCAGAGAATGCCCTGTGGTCATCAATTGGTAAGTAAGAGCAGTTAAAGATACGAGAGTTGTTAATGGAAATAGGTTTACCTGCAAATTGCATTGAGCGCATTGAAGGTAATACTTTTTTCTCATATACATACTTGTATGCAGCTTCAATTTCTTCAGCTAAATTTGGAAATTTATCCAAATGCATTGTTTTATTGCGTGTAACGAGTTCTTCCCATGTTTCACGTCGATTTTTTTCAGGGACGTATTTGGCGTATTTAAGGTACACGGTTACATCCGACAAGATATTTTGTTCGATATTCATAGTTTTTAATAATTTGTAGGGTTAAGTTCAAAAAATCTTTGTGATAACATAGACTTATCAACGGAGTCAATTTGGTTAGAATAGGCACTTTGTTTTTGTTGAGGTTCATCTTCTTCAAAGTTTTCACCTAATATATCAAAATGTCCTGTAGTAGTATCAATTTTTGTATTGAATGTTAAACCATCCATGCCATATCTGTTTTTCATAATGTGAAATCTTCCTAGTCCACTAACTTTATCTTGCCGTTTACGTGATAAGGATATAGCAACATCAGCAATCATAAGTTTATCATATGAGCCGGCCGCTTTATCGCCTTCAATAATATCGTCTTTTGCACCAGCTCGGTTTACTTGTGAGGCAGTCCAAACAGGGATATTAAGTTGTCGGGCAAGACTTTTAGTACTGATATAAATATCATCTATCTCATCTTTCCGTTCTTTATTTTTGCGAAAAGATGAAAGAAGATCAACATAGTCAATAATAACTAAATCTGGCTTCATCTCAGAGTCAGAGCACTTCTGGATGTGTGATTCTATTGTAGAAATTGATGCTTTTCTAGGCGCGTATTCTTTAATAATCAACTTACCTGGTAAGGCATCTATGGCAGTTTGTACTTGATCTCTGTGGTTATGTACTTCAGCAACACTAACTCCTGAAAAATAAGCATCGTACCGTTTACCTACATATCCTTCACCTAATTCTAAGGTATAGTGAACAACATTAAATCCTAATTCAACAGCGTGTGCACCCATAGCAATAAGGCACCAAGATTTACCACCACCTGGTGAGCCAAATACAATTCCTAAGTCGCCATTACCTAAACCATTTTGTAATAGTTCATTAAATCGTTCAAAAGGAGTTGGAATAACACTGCGGTGTTCGTTTCGGTAACGTGACTCGATATCTTTGACATACTCGTGGCCAATATTTTTGTCTTGACCCGCTTTTAACGCGCTATCAATGAGGAAACGAATGGAATCATAGTCCCCCATGTTCAGCATCTCTACACTTGAAAATAACGCATTTTTTAATTGTTGGTTTTTGCAAAAAGTAGCAAATTCTTTTTCAACATATTCAATATCCTCAGCAGCCTCAAATGTTCTATAACATTCTCTTAATTGTTCAACTAGGGAAACTTTTAAAATCTCATTTTCAATCTTTTTTACTTCAACCTGGAAGTATTCAAGGCTAGGAACTGTGTGGTATTCTTGATAATATTTTAAGGTTTGTTGAATTAACCATTTGTGTGATGAGTTATCAAAATATTCATCTGATAAAATATCATGTATTGTCTGTAAGAATTTTTTATCATTCAATAAACAGGCAATTACTTTGGTTTGGAATCCTGTCCCATACTGTGCTAAACTTCCTAACGTCATAACTTACTTTCTAAAACTATTTAATACTTTAAAATTTTCTGGTAACCAGTAACTGATGTTTTTTAAGATATTTCCTAGACCATCCTCATTACATAAATGGGTAAATGAGGGAATGTCTAAAGAAGGTACTTGTTTATCAATTACTTCCTTGAGTATACGAATCTGACTTTCATCTACCAAAGGATTCTGTAAATCCATTAACTTATAATTAATGCGTAAATTGTTCTCTTCAAACACTATTCGGGAATATACAATGTGTTCTTTATACTTTTCGGCACTAATGCTAAGGATATCATCTAATGATAAAGTACGATCAATTAATTCTGGGAATTTTTTAAGTAATCCTTTTTCACCTAGACCTTTAATGCCCTGGACTTGGTCAGATTTATCTCCTAATAATGTTTTATAAATGATAAAATTAGATGATAATATTCCAAATTTTTCTTTTACAGTATCAGGGGTATAAAACTCTTTTTCAGTTGGACGGTATACAGTAATATTTTCATTTACTAATTGTATAAAATCTTTATCGCTAGATACAATTACTACTTTAGATTTGCCTAAATTATGATAATAAATAGCTAAATACGCAATAACATCGTCGGCTTCGGCCTTATCTAGTGAAATTATATTAACAGGTAAACAACGTAAATAATGTATTAATCTAGATATTTGGTCAACTTTAGCATCATTTTCTTCCTCTAAACTATCAAATATATCCCAATTTGTAATTCGAGTAATGTTACGATTTGATTTATACTCGGGAAGTAGGTTCTTCCTGTTAAGAGAAGAACCCATTCCGTCAAATACTACGTAAACTGAGGTTGGTTGGTTTAATTTAATTAAAGAACCTAGTGAACGAAGAAACCCTCCTAATCCACCAATATGTACCCCAGTTTGGTTTACATAATTGATCATAGCAAAGTTTCTAAAAAATAGATTTAAACCATCTATTAATAATACTCTACTATTTTGGTCAAATGAATGTACTGTTTCCTCTTGCTTTATGTTATCAAGCAACTTAAGTAGATCACTATTCTTCATCCGTTAATCCCAAAGGGATATCACGCGTTGACTCATCCCAATCTGAAGTATCTTCAATAACATCAAATTTACCATCACCTAAAATATTTTTCCATTCGCTAGAGTGGGCTTTCTTATAAGTATCGATATCTTTTTTATCATCTTCAATAAAACCATGTATAGTGGCAATTACAACACTCTTAGTTTGTAATCCTGTAACGTGGTTTTTATCACAAGATACTTTGGTTCTTACAGCAAATTCAACTTCTTTACCGTCTTTAGTTGCTTTAATTTTACTAGTACCACTATTAGTGATATTACCAAAAGTTAAAACAATAGATGCATCCAAAAACATAGTTTCACCGTTTTTCATTTTCATTTTAGGTTGTGCCATAATGTTTTCGGCAGGGGCAACCCAAATTTTATTGATAGCTACCATTGTATTAGTATAAGGTGCTGTTTCTTTTCTAGATAACGGAAAACGTTGATTAATAAAATTACCAAATTGTTGAGACATTGCTCCTGCGTTCCACATTGGGTTGTTCTTATTTTGTTCAACACTCATTTTACATGGTATTGAACCAATTGAATCCCAGAAGAAACATAAATCATAAGGTAAATTACCTTTTTTCTGTTCATCTAACAAATCGGCAATGAATTCAGCTACGTCTTCAATTGTACCTAAAGATGACCTATCTTTGTAGATAAAAAATCCATTATGGTCAGTTACCTCACCTGTTTCGGGATCAATAACATCATTTAACTGGAAGCCCATTATTCTAGCGTGTTCCCAAGACCATTTCATTTCAGTAATGATGAATACGGGTAAAATGTTCATTTTTTGAGCGCTAATAGCTAACTCAAGCAATGCTGTAGTTTTACCTGTGTTACTATGGCCTCGTAACAACGTAATGTGTCCCATTGGGGCTCCAACAACCGAAATTGATTGTTGGAGTGCATTTGAAAAGGGAATCCACCTTTGTTCCTTAAATTTTACGTTTGTGTTAAGAAGTTTTTTCTCTTTAAAACGCTCAAGGTCAAAGTTTCCCTGGATTTCTGAGGCTACAGCCTCAGTTAGTGATTTTTTGGCCATAGTTAGAAGGGTAGATCATCATCATCGCCAAACAAAGAGTCAAATTTGTCTGTTTTGCTTTCTTTAGGAGTTAAAGCATAATTTGGCTTCATAGGCTGTACAACTTCTTCTTCCTCGGCTTCAACTGTAGATGCAGGAGCTGCTTCCTCAGGATTTAACCACTCTTGCAACAAACGCTTCATTTCATCAAACTCATAACGCTTGTACAAGTCAGTTGGGCTAGGTTGTTCGACTAGCATTTTCTCAGCTGCTTCTTTGTTTTCAACTAAAGGTGTTTGTTTAGTTTTAACACGAATAGATGATTTGTTGTAGGCAGTACCAGTAACATCTGGTCCAACTGTGTCTACAGTAATGTCTCTACCTTCATAGATGTCAGTGTAATCCCCGATATCCTCATCATCCGCAATTGATAAGAATTCTAGGTACAATTCTTTACCAAATTCCCACAAACGAACACCTAAATGCTCTTCACCACGAACAATTACGGGTGCAAAAATACGCATTTTAGGATCTAACTTTTTAGCTAATTTCCAATTTTCCTTGTCTTGAGATTGACGGAGTTGTTTTGCAAACTCAACAATAGGATCTTTGTCGCCAAAGTTTAGGGGAGAAATCATTGTACGGTTTCCAATTCCATAGTGGAAGTACAATTCTTTAAATGGGTTCGTTTTATCGAACGCGGAGGGGACGATTCGGATAACCTGTTTACCAACCGAAGGTTTCCAAAAGAATTTTTTGCGATCTTCGCCCGAGTTTTTCTTACCGGGTTTCTGCTGCATGGCATTTAGCCTCTGTTTAATTTGGTTTAAATCCATAATAACTTTTATTTACATCATAACATACAAAAAAAGGCTTGTTTTACCAAACCTTCTATTATTTTTTTATTGAGCTTTTTCTATTTCATATCTAGGTTCCTCATAACCTATAGTTCTATTTATATAGTCGTCAAATGAATAAGTATTAAGAAATTCTTCTTCAGATAACTCAGTATCTTCATTGTCCCACATTGGCGCCCAAATATAACCAAGAGCTGCGTCTTCTGCTTCTTTTTTAGTACGAAATACTTCTACATCTGCGTCACATTCTCTATCAATATCCCAAATTGTTTTTAGTATGTATATTCCCTTAATTCCACCAGGTATAACTTTTATTTCATTTAGTATGTCAATTAGTTTAATCATAATTCAACAATTTTGTAGATTTTAGTTCGTAGTTGTTTTAACTCATCGTGCTGAGTGAGTAAAATTGTATTTTTATAGTGTTGCCAATTAATTCTATAATTTATATCAACAACACCATCATTTAATTTTTTAATCAATTCATTTAATGCATTAATTGTATATAACGTATTTGATTCTTTTTTACGGTGTACTAAAATAGTATTATATGGAATTTCATCAATTTCTGTTTCCATAATGTTGTAAGTACAAACGTACTCGTTATTACTTTTTATATATAAAACAAATATTTTATTGTATGCAATTGTATAATAATTCTTTATATCCTCTATAAATCCATCAATTTGTTGTTCTTCAACAAACGAGCAAAATAACTTATTGGTAAGCGCCATATCTTCAGTATGGCTATAAATATCATAGGGGACGAAGGCTGTTGTAGTTAATTCCATGTTGTGTTTTTACTGTTAATCCTTGTTGTGTAAATATGTTGTGTATATCGTTTAATAATTCATCCCCATCGCTTTCCGCATAATCAAGCAAAATAGAATCATATACATATAGTATAGGTTTTGTTTGTTTTCCTTTTAATAATTCAATTATTTTACGCAATATAGTAGCGTTAAGCGATGTTTCATAGTTTTGAAGTATATAATTAAACAATTTATATGGATTAGGATTGTTGATGTTTTCAAGGCAATAACTTGAAAACGGCACGATAAATTTGCCTGAGTTATTGTAAAGTCTCCAGTTATTGTCTATGTATTCTTTGCATTTAGCAAAAAAGGGTATGTCTAGATATTGTTCTTGGATACCCCCATATAATTGTCTAAATACATTTTCTTTACCTACTTGCTCATATAATTGAGAAATATCAAAATCACCACCAATTAATTTATTGGCTAATGTAGGGTGATAAGATGAAATGTCAAATTCAACTAAGTAATCGTTTTGAGCAATAAACGACTTACGGGCGCCACTTTCTTTATTTAGGGCAGCAAAATTAATGCCATTAAAGCTATTAGATGGTCTCCTTGTTGTTGTGTAAAGGTTGTATTGAGTAAATATTTTATCATCGCTGATTGAATAGGATTCATATAGTATTTCATAAAATTTATCAAGGTCGTGTTTATCAATTTTTATTCCATTTTTTTCAATCATGTAAAAAACAGGAGCAACATTATTGTTATAAAAATGAAAATGGGGTGGTTTATCCATAAATAAAACGGGTTGAATTTTATCGTAAATTAATTCACAACGTTCATAGTGTTTTACAATAGGGATAATTTTGTTTATATTATCTCGTTCTCCGTATTTCTGATAAAAAAACTGGTGGACTGGGGTATTAAAGTCTAACTTTTCAATGTTAGATATAAAGTTTATGTCCTGAATGTTGTGGTGTTTGAAATGATATAGTGCTGCTTTTTTATCTCGCACATATATTGTGTCAAAGGAATCGAATAATTCTTTTAATAGTTTAATGTTGACCGAAAATGAATCGTTGTGGTCAATAGGGAACATAAATCCCTTTTTATATCCTACAGGACGAACATAAAATAAACAAGGAGTGGTTAATGCGGGATGATAATTATCATTATTTTGGATAATTTCTACAAATACCTCACTAATGTCTTTATTTTTATTGACATCAATAAAGTATTGTAATTGTTTATTATTTTCGACGAGCCAAAACACTTGATATAACCTTTTATCTTAATATACGATAAAAGATTTAAAAGATCAAATTTTTTAAATTAAAATTATTCGTGTTATTTAAAAAGAAATCCAGAACTTTTCTTTGTTAGCTATAAGATCACTATAATCTAAAAAAGGATATTGATTTTGAAGCATATCTAATGCTAACTCAAAAGCACGTTCATATTCATCTCTATAATCTAAATCTAATCCTTCTTCTTCAGCTATATCCTTTATATATAAGTACATATATTCTTCTTGATTTATTTTAGGACCTACTTTTCCAGGTATAGCTTTAATTTCCTCTAAGCGAGAATTTTCAGTTAATTTGTTTTCTATTAAGAATTGTGTTAAATTAAATTTATCCATGTTATTTAACTATAAATACCTCGTCACCAATTTTTAAAGTTTCAATGGTACTTAAATGTATCATTCGAAAATCGCGTTTTGCTAAATCATATACGGGCAGTACTCCTTTTTGGAATGGATCATAAGGTAATTTTCCACCTCTTAATGCGTTTCTATAAATAGGGGATTCTCTAGTTACAGCAGTCATAACTCGTTTTTGTCCATTTTTCTTTATAAAAGTTACAGAGAATTTTTTTCCCTTAGTCATTACAATTTTATCAAGTGCCTCTTGCTTAGTAAGTGCTGCTTCTACTTCCTCGTTAAGGAATTTTTGCTCATACAGCATGTAACGCGCTGATTCTGTTATAATTTCTTTTAATAGGGATTTTTTCATCGGTAAAATTCGCTGTAGTTTTTAAAATAATTGCTTAAACCATACAATTTTTTTCTTTGTTCTTCAAGAGAGACAATATTTTTATTGGTTTTTGCTACTGTTTCTCGATTTTCCCCGTTAGTTGTCCAAAGTATGGTAAAAGGAATATAGATAGGCCAATTATATGTGTTGTCTTTACTTAATATTTTATTATAAATATCAGAATTTGTCTCAATAAACTGCAATTCATTAGCTTTTTTAACAAAATAACGAGTAAATGATGGATATTGAGGTAATGGTGTAATGTATTTAGGTTCTAATAATGAGTCTAGTGATTGTGGTTTTCCATTTTGTTGGCGAATAGTATCATAGTCACTTGACAAATATGAAAAATCGTTAGGACTAGGATTAGCCCCACTGCTGTATTCTTTAGTAGATATAGTAACTAGTTTTTGAGAAATACCATCATTTGGGTTTCTACCACTAAATACTCCGCCAGTACTTACTACATAATAGTACCCTGTGTAAGGTGTGTTAGGGGTAGATTGTAAAGCATACTTATCCCCATTAGTATATAAATCGGTTACTATTTGTGATTTAGGATAATACATTATTAGAAATTAGGGACACGATATAAATATAAAGTCCAACAGTTACCTGGTTTACTATTATAAACAAAGCTTTGTCCATAGTTGTTCTTTATATCCGATGACCATCCTGAAGGTGATTTTGATCCTACATAGATTTGAGTATGACCATATTTGCCTTCGTCTCCATCTGAGTCTTCTGAGTAGTAGATTAAAATATCGCCAACGTTGTAATCAATGCTGTTAATTGCTTGTTGGATTTGAGCTTTATTTAATCCTTCACCTATTAATGCTCCTGTATATTTTAATCCTAGTAAGCTTGGGCTATAGGTTTTAGCAGGTCCTCCAGCCTTGGTTAATGATCCTTTTTTAAATATTCTGTTATTACCTGTTCCGGTTTCTCCATACTTAAAATAATTTTGGAAATTTAAAGCAATATTATATGTTCCCTGAGCGCATAGTCCTTTTATATCTGTAAGAACAATATGATTATCTCTATCAGGGGTAAGCCCAGCAAAAGTAAGATCCCATGCTTTAAATGATTTATTTAATTGAGTTAAGGCAATGTTATAAGGAAGTTTATTATATTGAGTATTAAGTTTATAGGCTTTACAAACACCTGCAGGGACAATAGATGTAAAATCAATATTTAGTACCTGGATAGGTTTAATTTTAGCTTTTTCAGCAGCAGTTAAATCTTTTTCTTTTAAGTAAGTTAATGTAGCTAACTTAGTAATCCATTTATGTGTTGTTATCTCATGGGTAATACCAGTAATTATAAAATTAAAATCATTTTGGTAACTTAAAGGCAATACATCACTAGATAATTCAAACTGTTGAAATATTTTTATTCCACTAATACCTAACAATTCTACATCTAATTTAATAGGAATAAATGTAGGGTTTGATTGATTTTTTTCCGTAAATTCACCTACTATTGCTTTAAATAAATCTGCTACACTAGGCCCATTATTATCTTCGTCAGACATTTTTAAATTAACCCTAGCACTATTAGGTGAAGTATTTTGTTGTAAATTTGTTACCAAATTTTGAAAAGCCTCTAAATTAGTTTTAAATCTTTCTTCTATAGACCCAGTAACTTGGTCTTGAGATATTATTATTTTATCGGGGTATATGCGATCTATTAATCCTCTACTTAAGCGACTAAAGCTAGTTGCTTCCTCACCTAACTGGTTTCCGTTTGCTTGAGCGCCAATTGAAATAGCAGATGCTATTTCTGGGGTAACTTGTGATTGAGCGCTAAGACTTCTAACAAATGATCCCTGAGTATTGTTATCAGGTCCAATTCCTTGGGCTTGTATTAGGGTATAGCTTTGGTTGTTTGCGTATACTTTGGTTAATCCTTTAATACGATTTTGATTTACATCAATAATAGTTAAAACATTAGGTGTTTCATCCGGATTAATTACTACTTGAAGATCATTTATACCCCCTAATGCTCGGTTAACATCATTACAAACTGTTTGTAAAAAGTTTCGTAAAGTAATTTTATTTTCTTTATCTAAATTATCAGCAATTACTTGAGATAAATAACCAGTATTTAAGTATATGTAATTTATATTTCCTATTTGAGGATAAGCATGATTTTGTTCTTGCCCTTTAGGAACATTTGCATTAATTAGTAAATTTTTATTTATATCAGTTAAATTAGAATCTCTAAAAAAATTAAAAGGATGAAAGGTAGCATAATTTTTATTAGGATTTGATCCATCCTCTATTTTTAATTGCTCATTATACAGGTAACATTTAGTTAAGTCTGTAGATATATGACAAGATAAAGCATAGAATGGTTTATCACTTTCCCAATCAATAGAAACTATACCTTCACCATTACTTATTAAATTTAAATTTTCAGAGATAAAACGCAATAATGTTTGAAACGAAATATACATTTCAATCCCACCATCGGCATATTCAATATAGTTCATTCCCCTATATTCGGCGGTTATACTTTTAGTTATAAATTCTGAGTAGTTAATTGCCATATCTTATAGGTCTATTTTTAAATCCTCAGGAGTAATGATGGTTTCTAATCTATTTTCTAAATTAGTATTAAACACTGAAGTAGAGGAATTATATTTATCTTTAATTTTAGTTTGTATAGTAGTAACAGCAATTACTCTACTAGTAGCATATTGGTCAGCACCATTTATTGTTTCAATAGTACTATATATTCCTGTATAAGTTCTAAATGTGTCAGGATCAATAATAGCGTTAATTTCTGAAGTAAGTGCATTAAGTACTCTACCAAGTTCGATAATGTTAGCTTGATCGTCGTCCTTACTAGTGCGTTCAGTGGCAATAGGAGTGTTATTAAGAGATAAGAAATTTGAATATTCATTGACAACTCCTACAAGTATTTGTTTTGCTTGAGGTAAGGCAGCAGCTTCATCTTGCAATTGATTAAGGTCTTCTATTTGTTCTTGAGTAGTATCACTTACCCCATTGTTAGGCATATTAACAATTAAATCTTGAAACATTTGATAAAATAAAGCATTTAAACTACTTAAAGACTTATTATTAACAACATTAATTAAACTAGGAGAAATTTCAGGATTTTGAGTAGCATCAATTCGTGCTTGACTTTGAGAAGCTATAGCGTTATCTGAGGTATTTAATTTTAATGAGTCAATTATGTCTCCCCAAGAAATTAAATACAATACTATGTCATAACTTAAATCAGAGTTTAAATTCCAACTAAAATTCGTTACTCGGGATAAGGCTCCATCGTAATTG